GTTGTGTTCAAAAGATGATCAGTAAGATACTGAAACATCATATGAAACAACTCAAAAAGCTGGGTAACTAGTGTTAGGTTGGTGCTTTGCTTCCCCTCATGATATTAGGGGAGGGATGTTAGCCACTGTAGCTTGAAGTTCGACTTCCTAATATAGGAGGCAGACTTGAAAAGCAACGAACTGACCGAAATGTCAGTAAGTGACCTAATGGAGTACGTGCAATGCGTCTATAGAGATGCATGCGCGAAATGTGTTGCTGATGTCTCTGATTTAAGAGATCTCGGTACTATGAGATCTCGAATCGAAGGGCAGGGCGTATCGTTTTTGACGATAACGCTCCCAAACTTCTGTCGTGACTTCGAAAGAAGTCTCGATAGAGGTTATATTGACTCAAAGGACTTCAAATTCTTTAGGAAGTCCCGATCAATTCCTGCATTCCTGCAAGGGTTGATCAGTCAACTCTTCGATGAAGAGACTGGAAGGTTGATCAATGAAAAACAACATACAAATGCTGCAGGTGATTTCTCTGTTCTTGTTGAATCTGTACGGCAGATCTGCCTTACGTTCAAAAAGATCGAGATACCGTGCTCGCCCGCGAGGGTTCGCGCGGCAGTCGCCTCTTTCACTGATACGGAACGTTCTTTCTCTGAGTTTTCACTCCGACCCCAGGAGCACGACGTTTTTAGTCGTGTTTCTGTTGTGCTTTGGAACTATCTGGTTAGCACCCTTGTGCTTTCAGATCAGCAGCCAAAGCACGGTCCCGGAGCTACTGCGGAACGAATTTCTGGAAATCAGAAGTTCGTCTGGCAGAAGTGGCATGATCGCCTTGAGCCTTACTTACCTCTTGTCGGTAATGGATATCCTTTGGGGATACCCGCCGATTGTGAGGAGCTCAAACAGTTAACGATCGTGTCCGAGGCAGATGAACAACCCGTAAGGGTTGTCGCTGTCCCGAAAACTCTGAAAAGTCCCAGGATTATTGCCATTGAGCCATGCTGTATTCAATATATGCAGCAAGGGATTCGTGACCTGCTTTATGCAGGCATTGAGTCCTTTTGGCTAACAAGAGGTCACATTAACTTCCGTGACCAGTCTGTGAACCAAAGGTTGGCAATAAGTTCCTCGAATACGGGTCAATTAGCAACAATTGATCTATCTGATGCTAGTGACAGGGTTCCCCTTGATCTTGCGTTGGAGATGTTCAACTCAAATCCCGATCTTCGGGATGCGATTGAATCTTGCCGTTCGAGGAGTGCAGAATTACCCGATGGTACCATAATAGGACCATTGAGAAAGTTTGCATCCATGGGTAGCGCTCTATGTTTCCCGGTGGAGGCTATGTACTTTTACACAGTATGTGTAATAGCCTTACTCCGGGAGCATGACCTTTCAGTAACGGAACGTAACATTTTTAGAGTTACGCGTCTGTTATACGTGTATGGGGACGATATTATTTGCCCCAGCACGAATGCAACTGCGGTTCTCGATTGCCTGCAAAAGTACAATTGCAAGGTAAATGACGCGAAGACTTTCTATACTGGAAAGTTTAGAGAGTCTTGCGGCGTAGACGCCTATGCTGGAGAAGCGGTTCAACCCGTTTATCTCCGACAACGGCCTCCTGAGAACCGGCGGCAATCCAAACAGATTATCTCGTGGTGCAAAACTGCCAATCTCTTTTATAAAAGAGGTTATTGGCAGACTGCATCCTTCATGTTTCGAAAACTTGAAGCTCTTATAGGGGATATCCCTTATGTGAGTGAGAGATCTGCTGGACTTGGTCGTATCTCCTTTCTCGGTTACCGATCCATCGAGAGATGGAATCGGAAGCTCCAACGTTTTGAAGTCAGAACTTTGGTTCCGAGCCCAGTTTACCGCACTGGTAGGCTGGAGGGATACGCTGCCCTAAGTAAAAGCTTGCTTGCTCTAGAGAGACAGGTTGACGAGGTTGAAATTCCTTTTATGGAATTAGATCTTGACAATCCTGTTTTTCAAATAGCTCGCGATGCTAAACACTTAGAGCGTTTCGCACTGCACGGCC